CCTCGACGCCCGGATCACCGACGTCCGCAACATCCAGATCGCCGTCGAGCGCGGCGACCTCGACGAGATGTCCTTCGCCTTCCGGATCACCCGCGGCAAGTGGTCCCCGGACTACTCCGAGTACCGGATCGAGGAGTACGACCTGGACCGCGGCGACGTCTCCGTCGTCAACTTCGGGGCCAACCCGCACACCTCCGCGGCGCTGCGCTCCGGCCAGGTCCTCGCTGCGCTGGCCGAGCTCGACGACGAGGACCTCGAGCGGGCCCAGGCGGCGATCGCCAGCCGCCGCAGCCTGCGGGCCGAAGGCGGTCCAGTGTCCGGGATGGGTGCCGGCGAACTCGCCGCGCTGCTCACCCAGTGCGCCCGGCACCCGCTTGCAGCCCGCTTCGGCATCTGACTTCTCGGCTATGAACTAGCCGCTGACCTGCGGCGACGCTCATAACTCGGCCATCTCGGCGCATACCCGCGAGCCTTCACAGAATGCCGATGACCGCTGGCAAGACTCCGTAACCGGTGAGCGCTGCGTCTTCTCGACTGCTCGTTTCTGAGCAGTCGGCGGCGACTCCGCCCGGACGCTCGCCTGATCCCCAGGGGCGCGACCACCCGATTACGAGAGGCACTGCCATGAATCCGGAGCAGATCCGCGCCGCCATCCGCGACCAGCTCGCGCTGCGCAGCACCCACGAGGCGACCGTCGGCGACGTCCAGGCTGCCATCGGCACCGGTACGGCGACCGAGGAGCAGACCACCCAGCTGCGCGAGGCCCGCACCTCCATCGCCGCCGTGGACACCACGATCGACGGGCTGTCGGCCGAACTGTCCGCGGCTGAGGACGGCGAGCGCCGCGAGGCCCGCGCCGCCCAGCTGCGCCGCGAGCTCGTCCCCGCCGGCACCGACCAGCGGGCCGAGCGCCCCGCCGGCGGCGCCCGGGTCACCGGCGAGGAGCGCACCTACACCCGGGAGAAGAGCTCCCGCGGTCAGGCCAGCTTCTTCGTCGACCAGTACCGGATGACCCACCAGGGCGACATGACCGCCCGCGCCCGGCTGGAGCGGCACGCTCAGGAGGCCGTCGTCGAGGGTCACGCGCTCTCCGAGCGCGCCGCCGGCACAGGCAGCTTCGCCGGCCTGGTCGTCCCGCAGTACCTCATCAACCTGGCCGCCCCCGTGCTGCGCACCGGTCGCCCCGTCGCCAACGCGGTGCAGCGGCTCCCGCTGCCGGAACAGGGCATGACCCTGGTCATCCCCCGCGGCTCCACCAGCGCCACGGTCGCATCGCAGGCGCAGGAGAACACCCCGGTCGCCAACAGCGACCCGGAGTACAACAACCTCCTGGTCCCCGTCGTCACCGTCGCCGGCGACCAGGACGTCTCCCGTCAGTCGCTCGAGCGCGGGGCACCCGGCATCGACGAGATGGTCTACCTCGACCTCGCTGCCTCGTTCCATGCCGAGGTCGACCGCCAGGCCCTGAACGGCAGCGGCGTCGGCAACCAGATGCTCGGCATGCTCCAGACCGCCGGCCGGCTGAAGGCCAGCGCCTACGGCAAGGCCATCACCGCCGGCGCCTACAACCGCAAGGTCGCCGGCGGCATCGCCAGCATGGGCGGCAACACCCGGATCCAGCCCAACCTGGTGATCGCCCACCCCCGCCGCTGGGGGTGGCTGACCAGCGGCGAGGACAGCACGGGGCGCCCCCTGGTCGTACCGGGCGTGGGTGGTCCGATGAACGTCATCGCGCTGAACAGCAACCCGGGCAGCTACGGCGCCTCCGGTGACGGCACGGAGACCGAGTCTTTCACCACGCAGGGCTCGATCCAGGGGCTGCCGCTGCTCACGGACGGCAACGTGCCCACGAACGTCGGCGACAACGGCGAGGACGCCTCGGTGGTCATCGACCGCCGGAACTGCCTGCTGTGGGAGGAGGGCGACGGCCAGCCGCGGCAGCTGCGGTTCGAGCAGACGGGCGGCAACACCCTGACGGTCAAGCTGGTCGTCTACGGCTACGCCGCCTTCACCTCCGGTCGCTACCCGACGGCTGCCGCTCAGATCGGCGGCGTCGACACCGAGGCCGGGTTCGGCCAGGTCACGCCGGAGTTCTGAGCCAGCCGCTCACGCGGTGGGGCGCCCGAGGACAAGTCCTGAGCGCCCCACCGCTCGCTCAGCCCGTCGAGCCGCCCAGGAGGCAGCACATGTCCGAGACACCGCGGATCGGCGACGCCGTCGCCGAGAACTACCGCCAGCTGCAGGCCGAGTCCGGCCGCAGCTGGGAGGAGATGGCCGTCCAGTTCGAGCGCGACGCCGCGCCGCTGCCGCCCGAGCACGCCGCCCCGTACCGGGTGCTGGCCGCCTGGGCCCGCGCCCAGCACGCCGAGCCAGCGCCCGAGCCGGAGCCCGAGCCGGAGCCGGAGCCGGAGCCCGAGCCGGAGCCGGAGCCGGAGCCCGAGCCGGAGCCGGAGTCGGCGCCGGAGCCGGAGCCGGAGCCGGAGCCGGAGCCCGAGCCGGTGCCCGAGCCGGCCAAGCGGACCACGGCGCCGAAGAAGCCGCGCACCGCCTGAGCGACGACGTCGCGGCCGCGCCCCGAACCGACACAAGAAGGGGAGGGGAGCGGCCGTGACCGTGACCATCGAGGACCTCGCCGAGCACATGCAGACGTCGGTGCCGGCCGAGCCGGCCAAGGCCGCCGAGATGCAGCGCATGCTCGACGCCGCGCTGGAGCGGGTCACCGCCGAGTGCGGCGCCGTGGCCGGGAGCTCGTCGACCGTCCCCGTCGTCTCCACCGGTGGGCCGGTGCTGCTGCTGCCCGTCGTCCGTGCCGACGCCATCACCGCCGTGCTCGACCCCGACGGCAACCCGGTCACCCCGGTGGCCACCGACCCGTTCACCGGCATCGTCGAGGTGCCCACCGGCCGCCGCGGCACCTGGCGGATCACCGTCGACTTCGGCTCGATGCCGGCCTCCCTCGAGCTCGCTGCGCTGATCATCGCCGCGCACCTGTACGGCACCCAGCGCGTGCCCGGAGCCGGGCGGAACACCGCCGGACCCATGGCCGCTGGCCAGCAGGCCGGAGCCGGGGCCGGCTACGCCATCCCGAACCGCGCCGACGCCCTCATGGCGCCGTACCGCCTGCCCGGGATCGCGTGACCGCCGCGGCCGCGATGGCGTCCCCAGTGGTCGCAGCGATCGTCGCCGCGGCGGCCTCGGCGATGACCGGCCCGCTGGACGACGTCGTCGTCCTGGACTCGATCGACCCGGCGCAGGCCTACGCGGCCCGGTCGCTGACCATCGGCGGGGCCTTCGACGAGGACCTCGGGCTGAACGGCGTCGAGGCCGTGCTGACCTCCACCAGCGAGCGCGGCGCCGGACGGCGGATCGAGGAGACCACCTCGGTCGCCTGCGTGGCCTACGCCGGCGGCGGCGACCTGGACCTGCCCGGCTACCGGGCTCAGGCCGGCGCCATCGTCACCGCGCTGCGCGGCGCGCTCCGCCAGCTGACCGCCGTCGATGGCGTCCCGGCCCGCGCCCAGCTGACCGACCAGGCCTGGCTGCAGATGCGCACCGACAACGGCGACGGCGTGATCGTCGACCTCACCGTGCTGGTCACCAGCCTGCCCTGACCCACGCAGGAGGTGCACCCGGTGAGCGCACCCCTGAGCCAGTCCGTCGGAGCCGGCGGACTCGGCAGCGCCCAGATGGCCCAGCTGGCCCGGGACCTGCACCGGATGGGCCCCGCCGGACGGAAGGCGCTCCGCCGGCGGATGAAGGGCGTCGCCGGCCCACTGCTGGCCGACGCCCGGTCCCGAGCCGATTGGTCCACCCGGATCCCCGGCGCGATCAGCGTCCGCGCGATCGCCGACGAGAACCGCGGCCGCATCGGCGTGCAGCTACGCGTCTCGGCGAAGAAGGCGCCGCACGCCCGCGCCTACGAGGGCCTGGTGCACCCCACCTCCTTCCGGCACCCACTGTTCGGTGACCCCGACTCCTGGTGGACCCAGAGCACCCGGCCCTTCGCCGTCCCGGCCGTCCTGGCCAAGGCCGAGGACACCAAGCGCGCGGTGCTCGAGGCCTACGAAGACGCCGCCCGCGAGGCCGGCTTCCGCTGACCCCACACCACGAGAGGAGCCTCTCGTGGCCCTGATCCGAGCGCACCACCCCGTGTACGGCACCTGTCTGATCCCCGAGAGCCGGCTGCGGCTGCGCCCGGGGGAGTGGACGGTCGACTTCGACCCGGCCGAGCACACCGCCCGCGCCGTGATCGCCCACCTGCGCCGCTCCGCGCCGGATGAGCGCGACCGCGTGCTGGCGCTCGAGCGCACGGCCGCCAGGCCCCGCAAGACCGTCCTGGCCCTCACTCGTCACCCCAAGACCCCGGTCGCCGTCGGCGCCGGTTCCCGCACCACCCCCACGGCCGGGGACGTCCCGGCCGAGACCCCGGAGGACTGACCATGACCAAGATCGCCGACGCCACCGCCTTCTACCAGCCGGGCGTCTCCGAGATCGTCTTCATCGACGCGATCGCCGACCCCGACCTCAAGGCCACCGCCGAGGAGATCGAGGGCGGGCTGCGGCTGCTCAACGAGGTCTACGACGTGTCCGGCTTCTCGCAGTCGACGTCGTGGATCCCCCGCCGCCGCGCGAGCTCCCGCATCCGCACCCAGATCGCCGGCGCCACCGAGTTCGCGGGCTCCTCGATCATCTTCACGATGGACAAGGCGGGCAACGACGCGGCCGCCGAGTTCGAGGAGGAGCAGACCGGCTACCTGTACTTCGCCGACCGCGGGCTGGTCACAGCCCTGCCCGCCGAGGTGTTCCAGGTCGAGGTCGGCGCCGTGGTGACCCTGCGGAACTACGACTCGGACTACCCGCGCATCCAGGTCGACTTCGGCATCAACCGCCGCGAGAAGGTCGTCATCCCGGCTCTCACCGCGGCATGAGCCTCGCGGCTCTGATCGAGGCCAAGTCGCGGCGGGTGGAGGCGCTCCCGATCCTGGTCGGGGACGCCTCCGCCGCCGCGGCGGAGGTCCAGCTGCACCGCGCCGCGCTACAGACCCAGCAGGCCACCGTGCGGCAGCTGCGGGAGTCCGGCGTCGAGCCGCCGGCCGACGCGGCCGAGCGGGAGACGCGGCTGCGGGCGAACCTCGCCGACGCTGTCGCTCGGATGGGCGCCACCGTCGTCGAGGTCAAGCTGCAGTCGCTGCCGCCGGACCAGTGGGACGCCGTCCTGGACCCGCTGGAGCCCGACGAGAGCGGCGAGTACGACCTGGACGAGGTCCGGTCTGAGCTCGTCGCCGCCTCCGTCGTCGTCGATGACGAGGACGAGGCGCTGCGCACCCCGGCCTGGTGGGCGGCGCAGTTCGAGCGCCCCGAGTGGACCAAGGGCGAGAAGCTCGCCGTGAACAACCTGCTGCTGCGGCTGAACCTGCACACCCCCTCGGGGAGCTCGGGAAAAGGCTGAGGCGCGACCAGCTCCACTCGGCCCGCATGGCCTACTGCGGGCCCCGCGGGATCGAGCTGGACGCCTTCCTGCGGTGGTCGCGCCGTTCCCAGGACGCCGCCCTGGAGTGGGCCGCCCGTGAAGCCCGCCGCTGCGGCGGCTGCGG